CTTTTTTAGTCATGTCTGCTGCACTACCTTGAATTAATTTGTTCAATGCTTTATAAGTGTAGGCTCTTTTAATTCCTGGTCCATGTTCCTGGAGTGCATCTTCATGTGTCATAGCTTTATGCATACCGAAACTATTTGGTTCCCATAGATGGAATCTACATAGTCTGCCAAGTAAAGTTCTTATCTGTCCTCTATCTTGTGCTCTGTTAGAAGCCTTCTCCATTAGCTGTTTAACAAAAGGTACTTTGCCATGATAAGTATTAAATAATTCGTTAGCTTTTTCTTTTGATACACCTAGCTCTGCTTGTAATTTATTTTTACCCATACCATAAAACAATCCTAAGTTAATAGTCTTGGCTTGTGTTCTTTTAATCTCAGCCATGTCTGCTACTGTCTGGTGAAAGTCTGAGTTAGGGTCATCGTTGTAAGCGTCCACTACATCGTACACTGAAGGTAATTTATATAATGCTGCGTAGTGTACAACTAGACGTGGCTCTTGTTGTGAGTAATCAAAACAACCCCATTTACAGCCGTCTTCTGGTATAAATAGTGATCTAATTTTTGGTCCTAAATCTTTATTACGTGCTGGAATTTGTTGTAGGTTAGGGTTCTGATATGAGAATCTTCCAGTGACAGTTCCACCACCTGCATTTCTTAATTGGTTTATCTCTGCATGTATTCTACCTTTGTGTTCATACTTTAAAATAGAATCTATAAAAGTTGTGTGTGCTTTGTTAACTTCTCTTGCTTTTGCAATTAGATTAACAACAGGATGCTCGTGTTCTTGTAAAAAGTTTTTAGTAAAACTTGGTGCATCTGTTTTTTCTGTTCTTTCAAATGGTATCTTTAAATTCTCAAAGACTTCTGCTATACTTCTTGCGGCCCATATCTGTGGTCTTACATTAGTTTCTTTTTCTATCTCTGTAAGTATTGCACGCTCTTCTTCTATTAAAGTTTTCTTTAATTTTTGTGCACCTTCTACATCAACTCTTACACCCTTGAATCTCATGTCTACCAGACAAGGAAATAAATCTGTCTCTAAATCAAATATAGATTGTGTGTCCTGTTCTATAATTTCTTTTTTCATTTCTTGCCACAAACCAAATGTAGCTTCCGCATCACGTTCAGCGTAAGAACCAACATTAAGTGATGGTAGCTTATACATTTCAGACTTTGGATCTATACCCCATTCAGCTGCGGCTTCACTTAGTCCAGCTTCGTTTTTACCATAGCCATTATATTTCCATGATAAACTATTAAGATCATATCTAAATCTATTTTCATCAGTCACAGCTGCGGCTATCATTGTATCTACAATCCTACCATTAATTTTTAGTCCCAGTGCCCTTATCCAACATACATCGTACATTGCATTGTGAAATATTTTAGTAGACTCTGTGTTTAAAAGATCTTGAAACCATTCTAATACTTTCTTACGGTCCATGTTGCCACCACCGTGATGACCTATAGGAAAATATCCTTTGTAATGTGTAGTTGCTACAGCTATTCCTATAACTTCTCCATTACCAATAATTGCACCAGATCCTTTTTTAATTAAGTCTGGATCTCTTGTCTCTAAGTCAATTGCAATTTCGTCAACCTTAGTTAGGTCTGGAAATTCTGTGGGTATAACCCACTCTGTTTGTGCACTAAATGTTGGTATTTTCATTTAAACCTTTTTTGTTGTTATGGTAAAGCATTCCTGGTTTTTCATATTTAAGTAATCTTCTTTTCATAACTTGGTTCTCATTATAAAGTTTTTCTATTTTATCAACAGCAACTTTTAATTTTAATCTTAATTGTAAAAAAATATTTACTCCTGTCATAATGTTAGGTAGCAAAGAATCAATAAGCAAGTGAAGAGCCCCATGTAAAATGGTATATGATTATTTGGTTCCATAGTCCCTTTCAATTATCATTTCTATAAAATGTATTGCTTTTTCTAAGTCTTGTTTTTTTCCTTTATCGCGATGTCTCACTATGTACTTTATAGCACAACCTTCAGGATATAGCAATTCGTTCTCAACTACAAACTTGCTTGGCTGTATTTTATATTTTTGATAGTGTGACCCACCAATTTGTTTATCGTATGCTTTAGATGTCATAACCCCAATCCTCCCTTTTTGCTGTCATTATATATAAGTTTTGTTTTGTACGGGTGACACCCACGTACCAAACTCTTTGCTCTTCATCGTACTTGTCTTGATTCTTTTCAATTGCTTCTCTTATTTTTTTAGTGTTGTCTAAAATAATTAAAACATTATTTGCTTCACCACCTTTGGCTGCATGTATTGTTTGTAATTTAACTCTTGGTGTTTGTGATAACTTCTCTTCGTTACGCATCATTTCTCTAATGTATAAACATTCTTCTGGATCAGCTTGAAATACTTCGTACCAATGATCGGTAAAAGTAAAACCAAACTCTCCTAGATCATACATACGTTCGTCAGTTAAAGTTTTATCTACACCTAAAAATTCAAAGAGATCTTTACACTCAGACAAAGATAGCTTGTCTCCATTGGTCCAACGTGTGTAATCTTGTATTGACTTATACAGCCTAGTCCTGTAACTTTTTCTACCTTTTATTTCAAAGTATATTCCCATATCTTTTAGTACAGGTTTTAATTTAGTAAGTTTGTCATTTGTTCGTGCAAGTATTAACCAATCACCTATATTTAATGGTACATCTTCTATTGAAGTTACGTACTGTACTATTGGAAGTAAAACATCTTCTCTTGGTTTCCAATGTTTTTTAATTCTTCTGTGGTCCGGTATTCTATTTAAAATATTATTAGCTATTGCTTGCACCGCTCCTGGTACTCGATATGATTGTGGCAAGATAATGTCTTTTGCAGGCTCACTCTGAAACCTTGCAACATCTGCACCAGCCCATCCATAAATAGCTTGATCATCATCACCGGCTAGGATAACATGTTTAGAGTTTTTCTTAAGTATATCGTACATTTTCCACTGTATTGGCGACAAATCCTGTGCTTCATCAATAAATACTACGTCATATTTTGGACACAATTCTGACACATTAAATCTTTCAATCATATCTGTAAAATCTACCAGGCCATACGCTTGCTTGTAATTATCTACTTCATCTTTTAAAATTTTTAATAAGTGCTTGTCTATGTCCTGTGAGTACATATCGGTATTATATTCTTCGTCTATTGTTATACCTTTGATTCTTGCTGCATTAATAATGTTAAAGTATTCACTATCTGAATCAACAAAACCAGTTTTATCTTCTCCATTAGAATAAACCGTAACTTCTATACCTAGTTTTCTACCTATGTCTTCGTAGTGTTCGTCTTGCATAACATTACTTTTCTTCATACCTAACAAAGTAAAAGCTAATGAGTGTAGAGTTCTAAAATATTTTAAATCTTTTTGAGAGTATTTAGGAAATATTTTTAACATCCTATCAATAGATTCTTCTGCTGCTTTTTTAGTAAAAGCAAAGTAACCTATTTTATCTATGGGTGTACCAAACTTAACTAATGTTTTTACATAGTTAATTAGTCTAGTTGTTTTCCCTGTTCCCGGAGGCCCGTATATTTTTCTAGTACTCATTACATTATATCCGTTTTATGTTTTATTACAGTATGATTAATTTTAACATCTTCAAACTCTTTAATACTTACTGAGATTACATTTTTTGTCGGTGTGTTGTACTTACCTTTTTCTTTTGTAGGGTATCTTTTTTGTTCTATAAATTCTAACCCACATTCTTTATAATTGTTTTTCATCATAACTCCGGTCTTATCCTCAGAGTGTTTCCAATTCTTAGCTCTAAGCTTGTCATAAAATTTATCAAATTTAAAATATGCAAACCCGTCTTCTATTAATACAGTACCTGATTTAAATGCTGCATCATTCATGGCTTTAGGTCCATTAATTTTTGCATGTAATACATCATGTAATTTTTCTTTAGGTGAAGTACCAATAGGTGGATTTACTATTGTCTGTGTACTAAAAAGAGATTCTAAAATAGTTTGATCTTCTGGTGCTTTTATTATTGGTGGAGGAAAACCAGCAGCTCTTGCTATTGAGTTTCTACGTTTACGCTGATCTGTAAGATGCTCAATACTTTTACAATACACAGTAGCCTTACCAATACCATCTGGTTTAGTTACATCAAATTCATATTCTGGTTCTGGTTCAATATCTATTTTTCTTAAATTAGTTAATACAGGATAAGACCCTTTTGATCCTGCTAAGATTCCATATTGTTTTTTTACACATATTCCTTTTTTACAGTAGTCACTAATAGGACTTTGCGTACAGGTATATCCTTTTTCAGACTTAGTCCATGATCTAACTTTAGCAGTCACAGTTTTTGCTTCCCATGCATTTGCATGTACGGGTTCAAAATATTTAACTGGCGCATTCATTACTCTCTGTTGCCAATCATCTGGGTACTTCATCTTCACAAACACATGATAATTATACATAAATCTGTCCTTACCATCAAAGCCTGGATTCTTCATTATCTTGCTAAGATGTGCTAGACATGGAGGTCCATCATCAAAATCTGAGTCGACACCTTCTAAATCTTGTTTTTCTATGCTTTCTGTTATTTCTTTTAAACCGTTTTCATTGACTGTATTACTTTCTATTACTGCGATGAACTCATCGAAAGTAAAAGGTTTACCATCTAGGTTTATCGCTAACCTCTCTGACTTTTTAAAATAAGGTAAGTTTATAAATTGACCCACGTTTGTTTTCCCTGATTCCGGATCTTTTGTTAGTTGTGTTTGTTTAGGAAATATCTCACAATTAGGAGGTAGTTTAAATATTGGAAGTAGGTTACTTAAGAATGATACAATCTTAGTGGCCAGTACAAAAGAATCCATAAATAAATATAGATGCATTCCTCCGCTTTTAGAAAGTACAGGTATCAATGGTAATTTGTATTCTTGGATTTTATCTATAATAAATTTTTTATCAAAACTATCATAACTCTTAGGATCAATATCTATAACACCAAACCTGGCTTGTGAATTTTCAGTACATGCTTGTACACCTATGGATAGAGTTCCATTTAAATGTTTTTCATAAATCTCATCAGTAAGTTCTTGGTGTGTCCATCCGTATGCACCATTAGGTAGTTTTAATTTACCGCTATCTGGGTCACGTGCTGCATTTTTAAGTTCAGCTGTCCCGTAAGCTTTTCTAAAACCATCAAAAAATTTTATATACTTTTTGCTCATAGTTATCCTGTCGATGCGGACCGGTTAGTCTCCCAAACGGTCCACACTGTGCACATACCCCTAAGGGATTATATAATGCTTTTACTTTCCGCTACTTTAGGTTCAACATGCTTTGCTTTCACAGCACCTTTAGAGATACTTTCAGAAAACGATTTAGCTTGTTGATACGTAGCTGCGTCAGTTATTGGACCTACTTTACTAACTTCCCAACCAAACCAAGTGCCTTTATCATTAGACATTTGAGTAGTCTTTAGTTTGTAAATGTGGCTAAAAGATGCCGGCGTATATAAACCAGCTTTACCTTTTAGTTTAATTCCAGACATCATTGAGTTCCATTTTCTACTAATTTTTAATTGAGTAGATTTCATAGAAATCAAAGCTGTTTGTGGACTATCTCCTTGAATGATCA